ATAATTTTCCTGAGTAGTAGCAAGCTCTCCCTGAATGGTAGCATAATTTTCCTGAGTAGTAGCAAGCTCTCCCTGAATGGTAGCATAATTTTCCTGAGTAGTAGCAAGCTCTCCGGTAAGTCTTTCGTTCATTACTTGTTGCTCTTCATTTATTACCTGTAGCTTTTCGTTAATTGCTTGTTGCTTTTCATTCATTGCTTGCTGCTTTTCGTTCATCGCTTGTTGATTGTCGTTTATCATCTGTTGATTGTCGTTTATTACTTGTTGATCTTTGGTAATAGACATAAGCTCTTTGATTTTAGAAGCTTGAATGTCAAGAATAAACTGCGTATTTTTATCATTATTTCTACTATTATATTTCATAATAAATCTCCTCAATAATTTTAAATTTTTATATGATAACCGCCACTCTCTGGACGGATAATTTGCTAAGTATTTATAAAACGAGAGGCATCGTAGAGTATCCACCAAATTATGTATCGCATTCGTTCCCTCAACTCAATTCCCGAAGACTGGTTAAGGGTTTGAGTTCCCTGCTGGTGTATTCACAAGCTCACCAGCCGCCGCAATTGCTATTTGATGTTTACAATGGTCAACTACTCAGCTCCTTGCCGCCACATATAGGCTGACGCTTCTTGCTGTCGCAGTATCTTGTTCGTCTAATAGTGTGAAGTGGAATCGAACCACTATTTTAAGAACCATCCACACTAGTTGTTTTTGTAAGTTGTTTTTAACCACCAAAGATAACTGGATATATCTCCACATAGTCTCCATCAGCAAGCTTATGTACTTCTCTGTTTATTACCTTGCCATCTAGCATAGCAAACCCAATCTCTTCAAACGGCACTCCTATTATACTTACTGCGTCCATAACAGTTGAGCCATTTGGCAGGGGCATTGTTATAATTTTTGTCTTGTTGCCACCCAACCAACCTTTTAGTTCAATTTTAACCGTCATTAGCACACATCCTCGTCTTCAATGGCATTCCATTGAAAATTATCACAGTAATATAGGAAGTCATTCTGACAATGTGGGGTATCATGCTTGCAATGTAAGCACCGTTCGCCTTTAGCAATATCTTTTGTTATATCGCCTACTTCGTCAAGTATATTTTGTAACTTTCTTATCTCCTCTTGTAGATTGTAGATTTCAATCTGATTATCCTCTATCTCAAAAGCCATTCTTTCTGCCCTGCCTAGATTTAGCATCATAATTCTCTCCTTTTTAAACTTTTTATTTTATCTAAGAGTTTTCCGACGGCAACCCCACCACAGCACAGCCACCGTCGGATTAAGTATCAATCTTCGTTATCGACATCCACTTCCGATTCACAGAGATCCAAAAGCATCTCATTCAGGTAGAAGATGTACTTTATTTGGGTTTGTGCGTAGTGGTCAGTCAACGATGCGCCATCTGAAGCGCAGAACCGACCCAATTGTTTTTCGGCCTCCTCAACTGCCGACTGTAGAATTGATTGTTTCTCAAGAACATTCATTTTTCAATTTGCCCCCAGTTAATGTAATCAACAATAACGTCCTTGTTGATCATTTCCTGCTATTCCTTTGTACTAACATTATACTACATGTTTCGACTAAATGCAACACTTATTTACATCCATTTGATGTATTTTGTCATTAAACATTTTAAACTTTCTTTGCCTAAATCAGTTGGACTTGCCTTGCTACCTTTTGGCAGTATTTCATTCTTAGCATCTAATATATATCCAACCTTACTTTTATGAAAAAGATTCATCAGCATTATTTTCTTTGCCTCTTTGATTAATACCTCCTCGGCAAGCCCTTCGTCATATGCTATGATTACTTTATCAACCAACAGAGACTTGATGTACCTAGCCTGAGTTTCACTGATGCCGCACCCGCCAGTTGCGAGACCTATGTGCAAACCCATCGAAGCTAGCTGCATCACGCTCTTTTCGGCCTCCAATATGACAACAGTATTGCTTTCTTTAATAGTGTTATAGTTATCAGACCAGCCATATAGTGTTTGTGACCTGCTGAATGGTATAATGGGTAGCCAACGCTCTGATTTATCACATTTGCTGTCGTTTAGCCGTCCCATTATACCCACAAGCTCACCGTTGAAGTTTCTAACAGGTATTGCAATACGCCCGGTTTCAAAATCATATCCTAGACAAAATTTCTCTTGGATATCAATTGAAACTCCATCATGATAGAACATCATACTATATTTTCCGACGTATTCATCAAGAATGCTTTCATCATAAGTTTTCATCAATGATTCAGGTTCATCTTGTTGTTTTATAATGTTTTTATAGAACCCATTGAATGGTAACTTGATTTTTACATTGAACTCAGATTCGTTTAACTTTAATTTTGTAACAACGTAGTTTAACGCCTTACGAAAGTCTAAACTCTCCTTCTGCATGATTAATGTGATGATATCCCCACGGCTATCTGTTGAAAAGCATCTAAATTGAAGTGTATCAAGATGTAAGCAAATAGAAGTGGGGTTTGAACCATATTCTTTTGCAAATCGTAACTGGTTTTTAATCCTGTTATGAGTGATGTTGGCAAATCCCAATCCCTCTATCAAAGAAATTGCATCATCAGGATTATTTGCTAAGTACTCTTTGAGTTTGATTACATTCAACTCTCACCGCCTACCTTTGAAGAAACCCGACACGCGGCCTCGTATCGGGCGCAAACCTTCTGCTAATTACTTTGTCATATGTATTAGTGTGCCGCCACACACTATAATATAGAATCAGCTTTTGACCAACTGGACAGAAGCGTTTCTATTTCCTATCAGTATTTATAATTTTAGCATACCCGAGTTCTTTCCACTTATTAAAACGTGAATTCCACTCATATACAACCTGCTTACCACCTTCGTCATTGCGTGTCTTATCTAGGAAAACAACAATGTGTTTTCTATCTCTGTTTAGTTCCGTAACATACTCCCTCTCATACTTACCATCGTTACCCTTTTTAGCAACGTATATCTTTGCATCATATTTCTCATTGGGGTATTCGTCATCGAACAAATCCCTAAAATATATCATCTCAGAGTAAACTTCCTTGATGCTTTTGGCAACGCTCAAACATGTAGAGTCAAGATAGCGACGGTTTAAACTATGCAGGGCTAATTGGTATGTACAAATCACGGCAATGTTTTCTTTGCTAGCCAATTGAAATAGTTGCCGGGAAGTGAGCATCAGCTCCTGCCACATTGCACTAGTCTCGACTGTATCTTCAGACTTGAAGGTGTCATAGAGAAACACCTGATACCCCAGCCTTGCTAACTTCTTTGCTACCTTCTTCACCTTGCCGATATCATTGTCGAATAGTTTGACGAACTTCAGCTTATCATCGCCATACTTTTCCTTGGATATCTTAATAGTTTTCTTTAAAATTTGTTTTTGCTCATCGGTAAACTTTCCAACCTTCAAGTCTTTCCGAGTTAATTTCCAGTAGTTTAATTCGTTGCAAAGTATATGAATGAGAACCAGGAATTTGTAATCCTTCGACCGTTGCTCGTTTGATATCACAACACACTTGGTTCCATTCTCAACCATGGTTAAGAGCATGTTTTCAAAGACGAAGCTGCTCTTTCCGCTACCTGAGAACCCTCCAACCATATATAGATCACCCAGAGGAACACCAAGCGTTAGATAATTGAGAATTTTGCAAACCTTACCGTAAGCAACGCCCTGAGTATCACCTTTGGCACATTCATCGATGAAGGCTTCGTCAATCTCCAAATCTTCAATCTTGATATTGTGACCAGAATCTATGGCTATATTATTGAGATGGTAATCATAGTAATCGTACACATCCTGCGACGTTTTGTTGTTAAACAACTCTATATTTTGCAGTACGTTGAACCCCTTCGTATGAAGTAGCATCAGCGTATTTTGTTTTACAATTTTATCAAAGTAAGCAGACACATTTTCTGCATCGACTAGAGATATTATCTCTTGCACAGTTTTAAAACCACCACGGTATTCAAACTCTTCTTTTATCTCTTCCTTGCCTTCCAAGTATGCATAAATACTAATGTTATCGAATGAGCGCAGACCAGAATTAGAGAGTTTCCGTCCAAGAGAGAAATAAAACCTACCATCTTGTGTAATGATTGTTTCGTCACCATTTTCATTCAACTTTTTGTAATCATCATACAGGTCTGGTTGCTTCCAGAGACAGAATATAAATGATGCTTCGTCTGCTTGGCGACTACTTGTTAGCTCTGCTGGAAAGTCCTTTAGTTTCATACAGTTAGGCCACTTTCTCAGCTTCAGGCAGAACGCCATTAGACTTTAGTAGCTCATACAACCAGAGCCTACCTTTCTGTGTCCAGCATGTACTGATATAAGAGTTACCATTTCCAGATTTATATGTTTTTGAAACTGTATACCCATTGCCTTGATGTTCGGCATATAAAACCCATGTGTTTCGGAATTTAAATTGCACACCAAGTCTATGGAGACATTTATTAAGCTCAATGGCTGACATACCGTAGTCCTTAGCTATGATTGTTGCTAATACAGCACTAGGGCTTTGCAAGATAACATCGTAATACTTCAACTTTGGAGCTGACTCTTTGACCTCAGCTTCAAGAGCTTCAATATTGTCTTCGAGGGTAGCAACCTTGGCTTCAGCCAGTAAGCGTCCATCCTTTTCTTCTTTGAGTTTTCCAGCAACCTCTAGTAAGAAATCTGGGTTGTTTAAGAGATCGTCTTTTGCGTACATACCGTATTTTCGAATATCTTTAAGTATCTTCTTAACTTTTTTCTTGAACTGCTTTGCGATTGGCTTTCGAGACTGCATTAGCACTTCATAGAGACCATCCTCTGTGAGAAACCAGTGTTTATGCGGCTTTCCATCACTATTAATAATCTTAATAGTGACTTTTTCATCTTCATCAACAGTAGAAAGCATCGCAGAAACATTATAATACCCTTCACTAGTCTTAGAATACTCAATCCATTCGGCTACATCTTTTGCAAGCATTAGTGGATTCTCAAAATTGCCATAAACTCTGAAGTGTTTACCAAGCACCTCTTGTTCATTGATTGCTTGTAATTTGTTTTGCATAACATATCCTCCTATATATTTTTGATTTTGATGCAAGTATCATTTATGATAACAGCACAAAAATCAAATACATCATGGCATCTCTTCAAGAATGTAAAGAAGCTGCTTACTAATTCCAAGTACCGCGCATACACTTTCATTATAATCAAACCACGCACAATCTTCTTTGATACAGTAGCCGACCTTTATTGGACACATCTTTTTCTTACTATCCTTCTTCTTGGTCTGCTTATCATCAACATCTTTCTGAGTAGCAATCAGCTCTTCACAATACTTTTCAAAATTTTCTATCTCGTACAGGTCAAATTTAGGTTGCTCGTTCCAGTCAACTTTATGTTTAACAGTGCTTTCGTCATGTGGACATTCATAATCATCACCACAAATACCCTCGCCACCAAGAATACAGTTTCCACAATCTTTAGCCAAAAATATCCCCTCCTCATTAAGTTCCGATGGCAACCCCGCCCCGGTCACCGCCGGATTAATATCAGTCTGTTAGATTTTCGTTATCGAGACTAATCTCGCACTCATATAAATCTAAAAGCATATCATTGAAATAACGTATACAATTTATTTGGGCTTGCGCATATCTATCGGTTAATGATACACCTTCTGAAGCGCAATATTGTCCCAGCCGTCTTTCAGCGTCCTCAACCGCCGCTTGTAATAATGCTTGTTTCTCATATACATTCATCTAGCTCATCCCCTCTAGTTAAGCCAATCTGCTAAATTTTTTGCTTTCACGGATGTCCCTGCGATTTCTAAGTCATCCGTATGCACTTCCTGTTCAATGAGTTTTTCTTGACGTTTAGTACGTTGAGCCGTCCTATAGATATCACCGATGGAGTTGGAAATGATTGCAAATATGTAGCTCAATCGTCCATAATCGCCATCGAATTGCTTATTGTTCATCCAAAATTTAATGTCACTTTGCTTTTGCCTAAACGCCTCGAAGATAACCTCATCGTTGTAGAAGTCCAACTCTTTCAACTTTTTACTGAGTAGGGCCGGAAACCTTTGTCCCGGTTTGTAATCCAGAAATTCAGAGCAGATGAAGTATGTTAGCTCCTTGCGCAGAGCCTTGCGTTTTTCTTCTTTGTCGTATGTATCTTGGTCACGGAAATAATATCGACCTATTTTAATAAATGTGTCCGAGTCACCATACTCTTTTGTAATTTGACACTTAACTCTCCTACCCACAGCTCACCCCCTAAATGGCTTTTGTATGATTTTTCTATATTAAATATAAATCATTCCACATCATCAGGAACAGGAAACATATCATCAAACACGTCCCACCATTGGTCTATGATATTTTCAATTTGGTACGCTTCCGGATATTTAGAATGTTTCAATTTATACGACTCAACAAATTCATCCAGCCTATCTCGAAGACAAATCTCAAACTTTTTTAATGTCATTGACATTTCCTCCTCATCGTCTTTCAGGATATAGGTAGGTGGCATAATTACACCACCTACCGATGTCTTCTCATTCTATTCTGCTTCTGCACTCAAATCTGGAAGGTTACACACCATGCAACGACAACAAGGTTCTTCTTAATAGCTCGTCTTCAAAAGCTTTAATGGAATTTTTAAATTTAGCAATACCTTCTGAGTAATTCGCATAGTCATCAACATAAATATCAGTGCCAACACAGTTGACGATTCGCCTATCTAACTCTCGCGCCTCCTGTAACTGCGCAACTCTTCTTTCAAGCATAGCTATACAATTTCTTACTCATCAATCGAATCTCATGACGATTACCATTTATGTCAGTCCAATATTCCATGCAAACCCCTTTCTACTGAAGCAACTCGGCAATCTTCTCTAGAGCCGCTGTAGGAAGCTCGTCCGGAGCCTTGAAGCTTTCGATACCATGCTCTGCCATTATTTTTTTAACTTTATTCTTCGTTCTTGTTGTGGCTTCAGGAAACTCAGATTTGATGAGGTCAAACAGTTCATTGTTTCTGTCGATGTCAACTTTATTTTCTTTTTTGGATTTGCTATACTCGGCAGCGGCCTCACTTGCAACTTTTTCATCAGATGCTTGCTTCTTTTGCGCATCGTCCAAAGAAACGCCTGACTTCCCTTGTTCGGCAAGAATTGCATCCTGAATAGCTTTGATAAATGCATCAGAGCTAAACTCAATCCTGTCAACTATATTAGCGAAACGAGACTTTGAATCAACTGAGTAGGAATCATCACGGAAGGATATGACACGAGACTCTTCGGTCACTTTACCTTTAAGAATATCTTTCTTGGTGACAATATTCTTGCGCCCTGTCTTTTCCTTGGTGATTTGTCTATCCACAAAGGCCATAGCTCCTATATGAAGTTTGGTCTTAATTGCGTTCCAGTATTTCTGGCTTACATTACTTGTCAAAATTGAGTAGTCCTCTTCAGACATCGTATCGACGACATCTTTCTTCTTTGTATGAGCGATAATGATAAATCTTACACCAACCTTTTTTAATTCCCATAAGGCATCAAGCATCAAATCTATAGCCTTGTCCAAACCCTTACCAAAGCCACCCCATGCAGAGTTTATCGTATCAGCTTTATTATCACTATTGTTTCTGTTGTACTGACGAAGTGATTCTGCTTCTGCTAATCGACAGAGTTCATCGTACGTGTCAACTACGACTACCTTCAAATCAGGATATTCGGTTGTCTTGTTTTCAACAATGTCGGTAACCACATCATCAAATTTCGACCAGTCATAAATCGGCTCACAAAAAAGACCATTTATTGCACCTGCACCGTCTTCCTTCCCGATATCAAGGAACAGATATCCGTCATCTCCAACTAATTTTTCACAAACCTCTTTGATGATAGTCGTATTATGAGTGACTATATGATATTGAGTGTCCGCAACATATAAATTGTCCTCTGCCTCAACCTCAATGCATCTTACAAAGGATTTATCTTGCGGCTCGACGCTTTCAAATGTGCGTTTTAAATATCTTGTATTAAGCTTCCATTTGTCTTTGTACGTATTATGCAGAAACGGATTAAATGGCAACGATGTTGTAAGCTGATAATAATCACCTTTGTCATCTTTGATTGTGCGCCATCTAGCGACCGCACCCAATGACGTAATCAATCTAGCTAAATCCTTTATTAAATCCAATGATATCGAATGGTATGCTAACGTCGGCAGTTTATTGTTTTTGTGTATAAGACTACCGTCACCATCAAACATACCAGTTAATAATTCCTTTCTAATTCTTTCTGATTTTAGAAAGATTTCATGCGGAATAAATTTTTCCGCACTTTTTTTCTTAGCAAGACCAACTTTTTCAAGATATGTTCTTAGCAGTGTACCATTAGTATGTGTATAATAATAATGTGGCACGTCACCACACATCCTAGATGATATCGGCTTTGGATCAAGCTCATATAGGTAAGAACCAATGTCTGGATTCTTAGTTGAGATATCAAAAGAATGATCTCCGTGATACCCGTCAGCTAAATATAAGCCTAGCAAATAAGGAGAAATTTCAAGATCATCGTCGTCATATTGCAATGGGTGTACAAGTGGTATGTGATAATCATGAGAAACGCCATGTGTAATTAAATCTTTGGTTCGCAAAATACGGTCTGGGCGCGGATTTCTTTTGAAAAGCCACAAATGGTCTTCGTCTACAATCAAATTTGAATTGTCATTAAATATCACCTTGTAAGTCTGAAGTTCACCCCTATCATATACATTCCTTACCTTTGTAGGCAAACCATTTGAACCAAAAACATAATCTCCGGATTTAATATCACCTATACGCCTATCTCCTGTGGGAGTAGGAATAATAGAGTCTACAGGCTGACCTTTGCCAATTCCCGATTCTCCGAGTAAAGAGATATTATAGTCTAATGGATTGAGACTAACTACATTTTTGCGACCATATTTACCGATAGGACATTCCCCCTTCAGCAAGAAATTTGTTCACAAAATATTGCTGCCCCTTACCAGTTATTCTTACTGTAAATTTGTCGGTTATTGTACCATCCAAGTTTACAACAAGCTGCTCATTAACTATGAATAGTCCAAGCTCCATAGCGCGTTGAGTGGGCATATTGTAGCTGCTACCACGAGACATTAAGTAGTTGTTCTCACGTAACCACTTGCAAAGTCTGTTCTGCCCTATGTCTATGCCATTAGTTTTTAAAATTTTAGATAGGTCGCCAATCATGACTGCATTTGCCATTGAGTGGGTGATTGCCTCAGCAAATACAACCTTCGGCTTGTCCTGTTCAATTTGAGCTTCAAGGAACAAGCATTTTTCGCGCTCTACTTTTAAATCATTGGCAAGCTTGATGATTGTGTCTGGATTCAGAAGAACCTCTTCGATTTTAGCTGGCGTTAGGTAGGCTCCATGCTTGCGGATAGCAGGGAGTATTTCGTCAGTTACTTTGTCTTGGAAAGCTCTGGCAATTTCGTTCTTTGCCTTGAAACAAAGCTTGTAGAAGATGTTTTCAGGAATATATTCTAGTGTTTTAGCATCATCGCAACAAGTTGCGATGCCAAAATCAAGTAAATAACCACGTACCGTACGCCAGCGTATAGTAACATTTCCGCTTTTAGCAAGTTCGGTAAACCCTAACCCTCTCACCACATCTTCCAAATTAAGCTCTGGATTTCTATCAGCGCCGAGTCTACAACGCACACCACTGAAAGTAAATATCTCGTGCAAACTGTTTCCCCCTAATTTTTAAATTTTTTATTAACCAAACAACTCTTCTAAATCTCTGTTTGCATCATCATCGTCATCAGTGTCATCGTCATTATTCGACTCAACTAACTTCTCTGTCTTTGGCGCGTTAGTACAGATGTCAGTTTCAAATTCCTCGAAGGTAATCTCCATGTCAATTATACCCTCGCCGTAATCTCTTATGTTTGGATCATATAGCCTGATTTCATCTATGTTTTCTCCGTACACAGTCTTTTTATAATCCTCTATTTTGCTTCGACCAAGCTCAATAGACAACCGTTGCAGGTCGGTTAGCATACTTTCATCAAACTCTGCTTCCTCTGGGCCGCGAAGAAGTTTAGCCTTCCATCCAAGCCTACCCATGGTTTTGTTTTTAACTTTCAAAAACATCATTAGGTAGTCAAAATTTCTTTTGTGAACTTCGTCTTTTGTATCCATCTTTGATATATCAAGAACCGCTTGGATAGGTACATATTTGTTCGCTTTGTCTTTGTACATATATTGATTTAAATAAGCATCCAAGTATATTTTCTTACCATTCTTCATGTCACTCGTATCAAGACTGCTCTTGTTATAGTGCAGCTCGATGTCTATGTAGAACCCATTTTTCTCTTTTGGATTGGCGGCATACACGTTTTGAATTTTAAACTTGTTATACCATTTGCCATTGTACGGCTCTATCACGAACTGACCAGTCACACAAAGTCTGCCGTCAAACTTTGGAAGCCATTTCTCAAGATGCTTTACAGCGTCATATGGCGCAACGAAGTCTTTATTGCCTCCACATTCATCACCAAGGTCTACTGTAAATTTGCGGTAGTTTGCAACCTTCGCAACTATAGCAGGTTCATCTCTTTCGTCCCAGTCTACCTCAAACTTTTCGCTGTCAGTAGTCATAGTATAAATCGTATCTGATTTCATTCCGAACAGCTCAACGAAAGCTGTGCTGTTGTCTGACTCTTTAACGCCAAAGTTAACAGACAGCGTTTTGTTCCCATTTGATTCACTCTCTCGAATAAATGGCATCTTCGAATCTGACTTAGGCATGAAGCAATCACCTATAAACTTAAACCTGTTTTGTACTGCCAAAAGTATCCCTCCTGTTTTATAATTTTATATTAATCGACACAGTTCATATTCATCTTTTGCATAGTGACATTTTACAACAAAATAATACATTTGTCAATAGATAAAAAAAATGGCAGTGCTATTTAGCACTACCATAATAAATATTTCTAATTGGCTTATTGTTTCACCGGAACAGAATATACTAATCCCAAAAGGCATCCTTATATATCCCATATTCTCTTAATATTAACGGATATTTTTTAACTGGCGTATCACCGTATCTAGAAATTATTGATTTATAACCATCTTTCGTTAACTCGCCCTTCTCTTTTTCCAAGAGATATAAATTATAATACATGCCAGATTTCCAAATTGTCGAAGCTTTAAATTTGGTTTCGAAATTTGTCATTTCGAGATAATTCTTGTTCAAGTTTCGCATAGTAATGAAGATTGAGTTATAAATCAATGGGCCTCCAGTATTATTTTTATTTATGAACGGTTTGATGATATAATCTGAATATTCATCTATTGGCCTTTTGACTGGATACTCACCAATATAGTTATCTTTATATTCATCAAAAAATCTATCGCACAATTGTATTACCTTGTTATTTCTTTGTGTTATAGTTATGGTATTATTATTCAGATCCAAATCCTGCTCCTTGGCATATCTGATTTCACGACATCTTTCGCCCATCATACCGCTATACAACATATAAATTATCAGCTTATCATACTTTCGATCAAGGAAATCGACTGCTTTATTTAGCTCATGAATATCCTTAATATACTTGCGCTCACGAATGGCCAAAACGTATGTTGGATCTCTTGCATCGACTAAATCCCATGGGTTCCTCATAGTTGCTACCTTATTTTTGTTGATGCCCCAATCTACATACTGTTTTAATAAGCTAACGTTTGCTTCTTGAGCATTAATTGATGGAGCAGATAAATACGCCATCAAATCTTCACAATCGTTTAGATTAAAATCAAGAATATCCTTATTAATATCACTTTCACAAGCATATGTTCGATTAAATAAAGATTTAAATATAAGTTTTTTAGCTCCGTTTGGTAACTCTGAGATAAACCAATCTTTATTATTCTCCCCATGTCGCTCATAGAACAATCTGCGCACCCCTTTGTCAAGCCATTTCAACCTACTTGCTTACCCAGCGATGGAGGATTTAGCCCCCCCCCCCGCATACTATATTAGCTATTTCTTCTATTACTCTCTTTGTTTTAGGTATGCTCCTGCTGGCTTTAATATTTTTATCAGTAAAATCTATTTTGTTAAGTATAATCCCCAATAATTCTTTCCAATTATCCATGTTTTGTAACTTTTTACTCAAAGATATATAAGCCGGAAAAGCAAAAGGAGCTGCCTTCCATGTTCTCGTACTCTTTTTATCTTCCCATTCCTGCGAAAAATGATTTGTCATTTCATTAAAAAATTCTACCAGCCAATTCACCGTGTCGTTAATAGTAGCTGGCGTAGAGGATCTAGTTATTCCGTATTCTTTTTCAATTGCCTCAGATAATTCTGAAAACCTCATTAAGCCTCCTGCCATAATTTCCTGTTGACTTTTTACAATTTTCTTTTTGTATATCAGCGAGGCATTTTTATGATGAATAATATTATTCACAATAACGTTAGACTGCTTAGTTGTCTCCATTGCACTTGTGTACCTTAGATCTATTCGTGTACCCTTATTCCTCTGTGCCAACAAATCTTGTGCTCCGTCTTCATCAAGATAGGTTATAATAACCACAAAATTCATTTCACGATAAGGATTGCTTTTTATTGCTTTATGCATAGCTTCAAGACGATGATAGCCGTCGGGAATATCTATTATCCCCTTAATATAAAGAGAGTTTTCCTCTTCGTTATATATCAAACTGCTTTTATTGTCATTAAGTACATTAAGAGTTATCGCATCAGGATGGTATTCATCAATTGAAATCTTTTCAGCAATTTCATCGACCTGTCCCCTGTTCACCGATATTCTTTTCATAAAAGACTTATTACTCTGTTCCATCGGTCTCTGTGTTGCTGGATTATATCTTATCCTGCCGCTGTTATCTATGTCAACAATATCCCTCATTGACATGACGGCACACCATTCATTATTCTTCAAAAGAAAGGCGTTTTTGATAATAAGCTCGTCTGATTTTTGCAAAGCTTGTGGCGTTTTAAATTTCAATCTTTTTGTATCAGAAATTTCTATATCGGTAAATAGCTCAGAGGGATCTGGCATTTCATCTTGATAGCTTGAAGATATACATATGTATAACGCACACAATTCTACATCATCATATAAATCAATGTCTTTAAAGCCTTTTCTCCAGAGACGCTCAATTTTAGTCGGCTCAAAACCGTAGTCTTTGGAGAGTTTTTTTACTGATGCTTTGACTCTCGTATCATTAATACCAATGGCCCATCGGATGTATTCTTCTGCTGCTTGTCTACTGTCAGCGTTTTTCATTAAGTTATATCACCTCCTTTATATTTTAGTATGTATCATTTTAAATGTCAATATACAATTACAAATTCTCACAATAAGTAACATATGTTCGCTTGTAGTACAACCTAAATCCCACCCCCTAAATAAGGAGTGGGATATTTCCTTCTGCCTGTGAATATGATTTAATTAATTATGTCAAGATCTTTTAATATATCAAACCCACGGTCATAACCATTTAGCCAATTTGCACTACGATGACCCCATCTAACAAAAGTACCTTCACCATCTCTATCAATATAATAAATCGCTTCACTGTCCTTAAAATATGTTCCAGTGTGATATTTTAATGTTACCGAATTTCTATTTATACTAAAAACCCATTGAATATTAAAATTTGATCTAGAATATAGCCTAATGCTGCTATCTCTAATAAGTGCAGTATAATTTCTACCATTAATTACTATAGGCTCTTCAGTAGAATTACGAACATCATAGACAAATGCATCTATTAAGTTTACTTCATTTAGAATTCTTTCATTGTCGCTGACAGAACCAATTATTCTTGGTTCCTCTATAACACTCTCAATTTGTTCATATGTAATAGATTCCGCTTCTGGCGCAAACAACATTATTCCAGCTACTACACTTAACGCCATCACCAAGGCTATTAAAATTGCAATATCGTGCATAATAGAACTCCAATTATTCTTCTTCATAAACAAATCCCTCCTCCAATATAATATATTTATCGTCAATAACATCTTTTTGCTTTACAATAAAAAGTAGGCAAAGAAGGGAAGATCTCTCTACCTACTGCTTTTCTACCATGAACACAAATCTCCAGGCTTGATCAACCCGGCTCCTTCTCTAGTCGTTTATTACTGATTCCCCTGTCTATTTCATGGTTCGCTACGAACAGTTATACAGACATTCCGTTCACAATAAGCAGCTCCTGTACCGTTCGGCCCTCCTACGAATAAATGGTTTAACAGTTTTTCAGTCGTAAGGCTAAACCCGGCCTCGTGTTTTAGAAGCAACAGCACAGATATAATTTTTACCGGATTTTCCGATACAATCTCGTATTCCGCTTTGAGTGTACATGGGTTTTGGATTTCTGCAACAAATTTGATTTTCATGTGATTGTGACTCCTCCCAGTTTTTTTTATTGGCCGGGATTCGCCGCCCGGCTCGGTTCTGTAGATATTCCATATACCTTTTCCATTTCTTCTAAACAGCACTTTAATGTATTATTAATAACATGCAAGTCAGTTAAACTCATATCTTTATTCTTCAAGCGCATCCATTTTTCTTGTATATCATAAACTGCGCTTTCTAAATTAGATTTTATCTCCTGCTTTACATATGCCTCACGGGTTTCAGAAGAATGCTCAAGCAAACACGCCCTATTGCCACCCTTATGTCCATATTCACTTCCATTTTTATTAAACATACGATCGCCATCAATATAAATCCGTCCAGAGGGTGTTATTTTAGTTACTTTACCCATCTCAATTATACGTGTACTCCATCCCCATGTTCCAACATATACTTCATCTCCAACTACAAGATAGCTAAAATCTTTATCCATTACAAATCGGCTCCCTTCTTCGCCGCATTCTTCAGCATTTGATACTTTGCATCAGAATCATTTGAACGGTAATATGTCATAGTTTGTTGTATGTCATTGTGCCCCACCAAATCTCTAACAACTACCAGAGGAACACCAGACTCAAGCATAATCGTTATGCCAGTACCGCGCATATCATGTGTGCAGTATCCGCCCTCTTTCCGGCCCACTGGCAACCCAGCATGTCCAAGAGTCTCCCTAAAAATTCCATCTGCTCCGTCTGGAGAAATATTGGCTGTTTGTGCTCTGCGACTACGATTTTTGAATATGTACTCATCTTCTGTATAAAACATGTCATCA